AAAACCCAGTAAAAAAATGTTTAGTGAAGCTATAGAAAATATAACGCCTGGTTCATGGTCCGAGAACCTTGGATTAACATCCTTGATTGAGGGTATGGAGAAAGAGAGATCACCAGAAGCTATAACTGCTGGAGGCATCTTGGGACTTGGAACTGAAATAGCGGTACCGACAGGTGGAGCATTTAAGGCAGGACAACTTTTATTAAACAAAGCCAGTAAAGCAATGGGTAAGGTAAAAGATGGAAAAAATTTAAACAAATTAATAGATGAAAATTTAACGGACTTTGGCCAAAGTCGGAGAGACTTTAATGTAATGGCAGGTACAAGTGGCTTAATGATAGCATTAAAGTCCATTGGACTTGGAGGTCTTTTTAAAGCAGCAACTAAAGTTAAACCTAGTGACGATGTAGTTATGACATTAAGAACATGGGTTGATGATAGCGATGAAATGACGGAATGGGGTCCACAAGCCACTGCTCACTGGGCTGGTGCGTTTGATGTCGCGAGTTTATCAAAAGCTGCTCAAAAAACTTTGGACAAGATTATGAAAAAGCTGAAAAAAGCAAAAGCAGGCTCCGATGATCTAGAAAATCCATGGAGAAATAATCCTGAGTCTGATTTTTATGAAAGTATTGATACCTGGGATGCATCATACATATTAGAGGGCTTAAAAAAAGCGGGTCATAAAGTAAAATTTGAACATGTAGATGATTTTAGTGGTAGAGGTATGGACGAGACTTTAGCGTCCTATAAAAAAACGTTTGGTAAGACCAGCGATGAATATAAAAAACTATTAGCAAAATCTAAAAAAATGACTGAAAAAGAAAGAGTAAGATATCATACCTCTATCACAGATGATTATGGTGGTTATTATGATGAAGGAGTAGAAGATTTTTTTGACACTTTCTATGGGGTTAAAAAAGCATCAGGCGGCAGGATTGGATTTAAAGATGGAACCAAACATCCTACTACTGGAAAAGGTCTTCATGAATTAGTAGCAAGTACTGATTATAAACCAACTGCAATGGAACAAATATTAATTGATGAATATCTTGGTATCCCTGCTACGTATGCATCAGGCGGAAGAATTGGTTTAAAAAATGGTGGACCATCCTATGAAGATTTTGAAGAATTTATGGAAGATATGAAAGGAATGCAAAAAAATCAAAGTCGCGAAGAATTTTTAAAAAATTGGAAGAAATATAAAAAATGGAAATATGGAGATGAACTGTCCGGAGGTTATTTACGAAGGGAAGAAGTGGCTGAAGGAGGCCGTTTAACAAGAACGATTCCACCTGAAAGAGGGCCCGTACCTCAAGGCTTGTCTTATCTCCTATATGATGATACAATGCGGACTGGAAGTATATAATGGCAGAAATTGACAAAACTCTTCCGAATACAGATCTTCCACCGGAAATAGCACCCGATGTTGAAGTTCCTGTAACGGATGAAACAAAATTAATCGAAACAGAAAATATTGAAGCTACCCCGTTACCCGATGGTGGCATGGATATCAATTTTGACCCTAGTTCAGGATTAAAGGTCCCCGGAACTGAAGGCCATTTTGACAACCTCGCAGATATTTTACCCGACGATATTTTAAATCCGATTGGCACAGAAATGCATGCCAATTATTTTGATTATAAAATGTCAAGGAAAGATTGGGAAGACACCTATATTCATGGATTAGACCTTTTAGGATTTAAATACAGAGTTCGAACAGAACCATTTCAAGGAGCTAGTGGTGCAACACACCCGGTTCTTGCAGAAGCGGTTACACAGTTTCAGGCACAGGCTTATAAAGAATTATTACCCGCTGATGGTCCGGTTAGAACTCAAGTGATGGGAATTTCAACCCCACCTAAAGAACAACAATCTCAAAGAGTTAAAAATTTCATGAACTATCAAATCATGGATCAAATGACGGAATACGAAGCTGAATTCGATCAAATGTTATTTCATTTACCTCTTGGAGGTTCAACTTTCAAAAAAATTTATTATGACGCTTTACTTGGACGGGCTGTCTCAAAGTTTGTCCAAGCGGATGATTTAGTGGTTCCGTACACGGCTACCTCATTAGACGATGCGGAAGCCATTATTCATGTGTTAAAAATTCCTGAAAACGAGTTGCGTAAGCAACAAGTTTCAGGATTTTATCGGGATATTGAACTTGGGAAACCTCCCATGGTTGAAGATAAAGTTGAACAAAAAGAAAAAGAAATTGCTGGAACCAGAAAAGTAGGAAGACAAGAAGATGTTTATACATTACTTGAATGTCATGTTAATTTAGATTTAGAAGGTTTCGAAGATGTTGGCCAAGATGGAATGCCAACAGAAATAAAATTACCCTACGTCGTAACAATCGACGAAGGTAGCCGATTAGTTCTTTCAATCAGAAGGAACTATGCACCCAATGATCCAACCAGAAAAAAAATCCAATATTTTGTCCACTTCAAATTTCTGCCAGGACTCGGATTTTATGGCTTTGGACTCATTCATATGATTGGCGGATTGAGCCGTACTGCAACGGCCGCTCTCCGCCAATTATTAGATGCAGGAACATTATCCAATTTACCGGCAGGCTTTAAACAAAGAGGCATAAGAATCAGAGATGAAGCATCACCAATTCAACCAGGAGAATTTAAAGATGTAGATGCTCCCGGTGGAAGTTTAAAAGATGCTTTTTATCCATTACCTTATAAAGAACCATCACAAACATTATTACAGTTAATGGGAATTGTAGTTCAAGCAGGTCAAAGATTTGCTTCCATTGCTGATATGCAGGTTGGTGAAGGCAATCAACAGGCAGCTGTCGGAACAACCGTTGCTTTATTGGAAAGAGGTTCCAGAGTTATGTCCGCGATTCATAAACGATTATACGCGGCACTAAAACAAGAATTTAAACTGTTAGCAAAAGTATTTGCTACTTATCTTCCACCTGAATATCCTTACGATGTTGTAGGTGCAGCAAGGACCATTAAAGTTCAAGATTTTGATGATAGGATAGATATTTTACCGGTTGCTGATCCAAATATATTTTCAATGTCGCAACGAGTAACTTTAGCACAAACCGAATTACAACTGGCTATGTCAAATCCTCAAATGCATGATTTATACATGGCTTATAGAAAAATGTACGAAGCGGTAGGAGTAAAGGATATTGATCAAATTTTACCGCCTCCACCACCTAAAATGCCAAAAGATCCAGCTTTAGAAAATATTGATGCAATAGCGCAGAAACCTTTTCAGGCCTATCCTGGTCAGGATCACCGTGCGCATATTAGTGCCCATTTATATTTTATGTCGACCAATATGGTTAGAAATAATCCTATTATTATGGGTGCTATGGAAAAAAATATTTTGGAACATATTAGCATTATGGCGCAGGAACAAATTCAAGTTGAATTTCAACAACAGATGGCCATGTTGCCGCAACTTCAACAACAGGCACCAACAAACCCTCAAGCTCAACAACAGCTTCAACAAATTACCCAGCAACTTGAAGCACGAAAAGCTGTTCTTATTGCTGAAATGATGGAAGAATTCATGAAGGAAGAAAAAAGAATTACTTCTCAATTTGATCATGATCCATTATTAAAAATTAAATCTAGAGAAGTAGATTTAAAAGCTATAGATACTCAGCGTAAAGACATGGAAATGAAGCAAAGAGGCGAAATTGACAGAGCTAAATTGGTTCAGAGTAGAGATATTCATGAAGATAAAATTGAGCAGAATGAAGACTTATCTGAATTAAGAGCAGATACATCTTTACAAAAACAACAAATGGCGAATGAAGCAAGGGAAAGACTTGCCAAAATGAAGCCAAAGAGGTAATATAATTATAAGGAGGAGTAATGGCAAAAAAAGAACCTTTCTATAAGGGCATTAACCAAAAACAATTCGTTAATAAAGATGGATATCTTAAAGGCGGTGTTGAGGTTAAAATTCCTGAAGGAATTCCAACAACTAATAAAGTTGGTGGACAACGTAGAATGCTTGCTGAAAAGAAATCTACAGTCAAGTGGTATTAGTATGTGGTTTAGTGCAATTAAATTAGCATTAAACGCTGGAAGTCATATCTATAAAAAACGCCAAGAGACAAAGATGGCTATGGCTGATGCGCAACATATGCATGCCGTTAAGATGTCCCGAGGTGAGGAGCAATACCAGGGCAAGCTTTTAGAAGCCCGGCAAAACGACTACAAGGACGAGGTCGTCCTTGCGATTCTCACACTGCCCATAATTGTGCTCGCATATGGGGTTTGGTCAAACGATCCGGCCGCTATGGACAAGATAAATCTCTTCTTTGAGCATTTTAAAGCGCTCCCTTCATGGTTCACAAATCTCTGGATTTTGGTGGTCGCATCAATATTCGGGATAAAGGGAACACAGATATTTAGGGGCGGTGGGTCTAAAAAGTAAAAAATGAGTCTAAAGCAACCTTATTCTATCACTTCTAAAATTAAACCTAAATTAGGTCTTACGGATACAAAGAAACATTTAAAGAAGTTAAAGAAGTTAAAAAAGAAAGGAGGAAAATAATATGAGTATAAACGGAAAAGTTAAGTGGTTTAATGGAATAAAAGGTTATGGTTTCATTGAAAGAGACGACAAAGAAAAAGATGTTTTTGTACATTCTTCAGCAGCTAAAGCAGCAAGCTTAGAGCTAACTGAGGGAGATCAATTAACATTTGATGTTGAAAGTGGCCAAAAAGGTCCTTCCGCAGTTAATCTGCAAAAAGTTTAAAAGAAGACATTGGACAAATAAAGTTAAATCAACTATAATGAGGTTATTATGAGAAATGATTTTGGAAATAGACCAAAAAAAGCTAAAGGTGGCCGAACAGGTAAACAATTCGGTGGTGGATTAAGTAGACCAGTAGCTAGACCAGTAGCTAGACCAGTAGGTGGTATCGGTGCTGTTGGTGCTGGTGTTGGTGCACCTGTTAGACCACTTGGTTTTAAGCACGGTAAAAGCGCTAAGAAATAATGCCTGGCAAAGAAATTAAAGGCAGAAGTAAAATTGCTAATTACAGGCATGGTGGCAGAATTGGTTTTAAACAAGGAAGTGGATTTAAATTACCCAAAGGAATAAAAAAAGTAAAACGTGGTTATGATCAGGAATTTACATTACCCAAAGGAACATCTGCAGCTGCAATTAAACAATCAAAAGTTAAAGGGAAAGCAAAAGTTAAAGGGAAAGGACTGGGTTCTGGAGTTAAACCTAGTGAATCAAGACAGATGCTTAAAGAAGATAAGATAACTAGATTAGAGTATCTAAAACAATGGTCTCCTGCTTTCGGAGGAAGAAGTTTAAAAAAAGAAATGAAAGCAGCTGCTAAAAAACCTAAAAAATAATGGCTTTAGACCCCCTACAAATACTCTATAAACTTAAAAAAAATATAGAGATAAGAATTCAACAATTGGCTATAAGTGTCACATCCGGTAGTGTTGACAATATGGAAAATTACAAGTATATTATCGGACAAATTAACTCACTAGAATTAGTGAGACAGGACATCTCTAACCTGCTTGAAAATAAGGAGCATAATGACAGCAAAGGAACAGTCGTCGACATCAACCGAAAATCCAAAA